TCAGCCTCATTAATTGTAATAACATCGTCAATATGCAATGCTTTAACAATTTCACGAGCATTAGAAGCAGAAGAAATAAGTCCAGCAATCTGGGGGTCTTGACCAGCCATTGTCAAAATCTGCAATACTTTGGCTTCTCTTTGAGCGCCAGACTCTGGAATCATTGTAAGAGTTTCAGCAGTGCATTCACATTCACCACTTGAATTAGATTTAAGATCAACTGGATTGACCGAAACATAATTATTGTTTATATTTGCATGAAGTTCCGAATTCCCATTTTCTGCACAGCATTTAACCGCTTGTCTAACTGCTGTAGCAAACATTTGATTAACAACAAGCCAAGGTGTTCCAATTCTTTCTAATGCTTGCTGGAATCTAATTTGAGTTGCACCAACGGTGTTATCTGCGCCTTCACCACCACCAAATAATGCTGGAGTTCCACCATCAATTGATTGAATTAATGGACCAAGATACCATTGAAACATTTCTGGTAAACCTTGAATTGGTTGAGGAGATGGAGTAATACCAACTAATTGTTGCATCTCCATTCCTTCTGGAACTGCAACTTCAAGGAATCTTGTGGTGCTTGCTTCAAGTTTATTAATCTCTTCAGCATTGAATGCTTGTTGTTCCAATAAAACCATACCAATAGAACCACGAACAAACTTATCCCAAAGATCAGCCCATATATTAATGCGTTTTTGAATTGATATATCGCTTGAGCCTAAAGATCGTCTTGACTGACCAAATCCGCGAGTAAACATACCCAACGATAAGTGATCGTCCATTGATTCTTCCCAGCAACAAACGAATTCTGTTCCTGCCATAATTACAAATAATCCTTTAGGAAAATTTTTAATTAAGAAATCACGATGCTCTTCGGTAATTTTATCGTCGTAAAATGTTCCGGGTCGATTCCAAGTATAAGACATCGTAACTTCACGAAGTCCACTTGTTCCTAATAATTGATTACCAATTAAACCAATTCTTGTATTAATACGAGCAATTCTTTCAAACTCTAACTCACCAGCAGAACCCATTGAAGGTTTAATCGCTTTCTTCATCCAAGGATAAGTTGCTCTTGCAACAGCATAATCAATTTCTTCAAATATCTGAGCGTATCCACAATTTTCAAGATTATCCGCTGTCATTGGCAATTTAGATTCTAAAAGTCCGTGAACAGTAGTTTTTTCAACAATTTTAATTTCATTGTCTTCAGTTGTTCCATTCTTAATATCTGCCACTGAACGAGTCCACATTATTGCACGAGGATCAGTCCAAGCCATTCCAACTGTTTCTCTTTGTAACTCTGGAGATTTATTAAATTTCTCCCAAATATATTTGTATGAGTTCGCTGCGTCAGCGTATGCAACATCTTCTGGAGATTTATTTTTACAAGGAGCAAAATTAACTTTGATTTGACCACGACATAGAGCAGAAGTAAGAATATCGCCTTGAGCAGAATAGATGTTAGTAGCATAAAGTCCGGCGTCATCCATTTCTCTTATTCCGTTGCTTTTTGGATTAGAAGGATTAGTTGCAGCGAATTGCCAACCTCCGTTATTACCCTCTTCTAAAAATTGCCAGCCACGGTCGTAATGCCGTTCCTGCCAGCAACATAACACGGAAAATCTACGAGATGCTTCGTCAGTTGCAGCGTATCCTGTAGTAAGAGATTTAATTGATTCTTTTAAAGATGGATCAAATTCAAAATCATCTGGTTTCCAGATTTTACTTTGGGTAACAATTGAAGATGAAAGAGTTCCTGGAGTAGGTGTTTCATCTGTTTCTTTCTTTACTACAGTTTCATCAGCCATTAAAATCACCTATTATTTTTGCATAAGTTTGCTAAGATTATCGCGAAGCCCTGCTTTCATATCTATGTCATTTTTTGGTTCTTGTGGTTCTTGTCCACCTTCGTTTAATGCTGACTCAATATCTTCAGCGTCGTAGCCTTTACGCTTCAATGTATTTAAAGCATCCATCGCTTCTGGATCAGAGTTAATTGAAGATTTAGTTTCTTGTTCAGGAACATTATTAATCGGTTTAGATTCTTGTTCAGGCTCGGAAGGTGGAAGAGTAAGACCCATTGCACCTCTAATAAGTTTAGGATTTGACATTTTGTTGCTCCTTTAAACGATTTTGAATTGCCAACTTTGTTGCTTGATAATTTGCCCATCCTAAACCTTTTAGATCGGCAGGATCAATTGGCGGTTTAACTATTTTAGGAATAGGTTTTCGTTCTATCTCTATAGACTTATACGCAAGTAATTGTTCAACAGCAATATCTGCCCGTCTTGTTTGACTTGCTAACTGTGATTTTAAATAAACAATTTCGTCCAAGAGAAAATATCTGTAGGGATGGAGGAATCTTAATAAATTTTCATACCAAGAAATTTCATTAATCATTTGTTTTCCTAAAATATAAATCTGATAAATCCGGCTTGCGTCCGGCTAGAGCATTGAGTAACCTAATCGTTAACCAGTCAAATGCTTCGTCTTTTTCTGTAGTCGTTAAACTAATTTCATCAAAAGTCACGGTCCCATCTTCATTGAAGATGAGTTCGCTGGTGTCCTTGTCCAGCCGGTGAACGATGACTTGACCTTTTGATAAAGTTTTCTGATAAATTTTGCTATCTGCGTCCTCAATTAAATTATCATAATAATCTTTATCTTTTAAATATTCTTCATAATCAACCAATTGTTTGTCTCCTTTATATTTCGTTTTCTGTTTACTCAGTAAGCGTTCTACAATTTGTTTATTGTCTGAGTATACTCTTAATCTATTTATCTTCCAAGAATCTTGCCCAATTACCTAGTGACTACGCTCACAGCTAAAGCTAGGGGGTCTTTGAGTATATTCTCTCATATATTCATCTTTCTCTTCTTTAGTCATTATATTTACTAAGTCCTTTTATTTCTTATAGTTACCAACCCACGACGGCGGAAGATATTGAGTCTTTGGTTTATTCTTTTTATTAGCATAACTCCAAGCGATTTGCATTCTTTCCATCGGTGTAGCATTATTCATCGCAACATTAAATTTATCTTGCTCTGTCATCTTTTTTGGAGCCAACATACTTTTCAAAGAATATCTCGCTGCTTCTGAAATATCTTGTTCAATCTTAGTTGAACTTAAATCTGTTTTTAAAACATTATCTAAATCTTTTGGATCACGCATCAAAATTGGAATACTTGCTAATAACTGTGGGCATTCTGAAGATATTAACCAAGCGTCATCAAATTGAATACCATCAGGATCAATTCCTTTAAACTTAGATGCTTTCAATAATTTATCCATTAAAGTATAACCACCTTTTCGGTCGTTATCTGCTTTAATAGGATATGGCATTCCCATTGGTCTTGTTTCTTTGCCAATCTGTGAACCCACTGAATTTGGATCATCGGTAACACATTCTGGTGAAAGATAAAAAGCGTGAATCAAAGGTCTTTCAATAGTCGGCGTGCTTTCTACTATAAGTCTGCCAATTTCAGTAGATGTTCTATCGTTAACAAGCATTTCTCTATATGTAACAATTACATTAATAGGTTTGCTTAATCCACTCCACCCTAAATATTTACTTGCTTCGGAAGGACTTAATGCAATTCTATAATTCCAAATAATTGCAGTATAGTGAGATTTCCCCCAGTCACCTGCGATCCAAGAATTAGCCCAAGGTTTTTTCATTGAGTCAACAATTGATGGACTTAATCTTGTAGATTCTAAGTCAAAACTATTTGCAAAATAAGCACCTTCAACTGTATCCCACGATCCTTCCCAATCTGCTTTGGAAATTACAGGATCACCTTCGGATAACATTTTTGTATATGGACCTTTTAAGGCTGCATATTCTTTTCTTTGATCGTCAGACCAACGATAATAATCTTTTACAGAATATCCATCTTTAATTAATGCATTTTGAACCCAAGTATAATTTGACCACGGATCAAACTTAAAAAAAATATAATCGTTTGGATCACCTATCTCTTTATTGACAAACATTTTCTTTAAGTCTTGAATACCTGAACCACGCATATTAAAAAGTAAAACCATTTTACCAATTGGAAATTTAATTTTAGTTGAACGGCAACATTTACGCATTTCGGATATTTCTCTTAGAGAGAATTGTTCAGCCTGATCAACAAAAATTACATCATAGTTACCTGATCTAAATGCTAATTCAACACTGTCATAATTTTGGGCGGCTTTGAATTCACAAGAACTTCCGTTCAATTGTAATAAGGCGGGAGACGACATTCTTAAATTATCGGTTAACCAAGGAAAACTATGTCGTAATTGTTCAAGATGGAAGGGAACAATTTGAGTTGACCAAAGTTTCATAATTAAACAAATTCTAATTCCAGGAATTTCATACATTAAAGTTAAAATGCATCTATCAGCACCAGAACTTTTAGAAGAACCTCTACCACCACCAACACCAATGACAGCGTGATCCCCGTTTCTTAACTCATCATAAAGTAACGATTGATTTGGTAGTAATTCTATTGTAGGCATTTAATCCGATCCAATATGTTTTATAACTACAGAAACAGGTTCATCGGAATTGCCAACAATTTTAGTTGTTGAACCATAACGACGATTTAAAACTCTTTCTGCTCTCCAAGTTGCGGACTTTAATTTAAGAGCAGCGACTTGAACATCTTCTCTATTAGTATTTTCAACATCTTGTTGTGCTTTCTCTAATAAATTTTCAGCATAAATTAATTTTGATTCTTCACATTGCGTCCGAAAATTCGGATATTTGGCTTGCCATTCCCAAATTGTATTACGCACTGGCATATCTGGATCATCTTCACAAACTGCTAAAGTTGTACGAATCTTAATTCGTTCAGAAAATTCTAATGCAATTTTATCGTTATATTTTGTAGGTCTTCCACCTAATTTATTACTTGGATTACCTTTAATGAACCGACCTAAATTATCTCTATAACCTTTCATTTTTACTCCAAAACAAGGGTGGTCCACCTCTATCGGCGGGATCGGGAATGGGATATTGAACAATATTCTCTCTAATACTATTACGCAGAGATTGAGTCATTTTTATACCACAATCGGTTTTATTTTTAATTAAATTCAATTTTTTCTTTAAATCTGACTTATTCATACCTAATTTTTTAGAACAAATATCAAAATCTCTATTTTCAATAAACATTTGTAATATTTTTTTCTCTTCCTCATTAATTAATATTTTTGGTATTGAATTTACTTCATACTCAAATATATTAGGCATTTCTACGCCTATTTTATTAAATTT